TGTGTGTAATAAGTAGGTATAAAAGGGTTCATCGCAGGGGAGTTAATACCTTGATAAGGAGATAATGTCATCTCATCACTACTTGGTCTAACAACTGGATTTACAGCGTAAGCACTCGCTGGTCTATTTGGAGCATCAGCAGATGTTAAAGTTAATCCACTAAAATTATTTGCCAACGCTTTCTTGTAGGCAGAACTATCCTTTGCTCCTGAACCAACCAATTTACGAGGTCTTCCTCTTTGTCTAACACCATCACCAGTAATGCGTTTTGACATTTGGTGTGCTGTTTCACCCATTCTCTTTTCCATCTCCTGTTGTGCGATTTTATCTAAACGCTCACCAGCGAGAACCTGATGTGCTATTCCTCTGTATTCAGGTGGGACACGCTCATCTACGAGTTCTTCTAATTTATCCTTTGCTAATTTAGTCATATCCTTTTTCAAAGACGATACTGCTTCTCCTCTATCAAATCTAACTCCGTGTTTAGAAGGTTGCATACTATCCAAACCAACTTCACCTGCACGACCAAGAGCATCTCCAATCATAGCACCTGCCATAGGATTTCCAGCATAAGCACCAATAGCAGTTCCAAGAGCAGTAGCACCTAATCTAACTGCTTTCTTACCAACATCTTTTATACCTTTAATAGCACTCTTTTTAGATATACCTATTTTATGAAGCATCTTAAATAGACCTGAACCTCTAATTTTTGCTTTCTCTGCTTCACTCTTACCACGCATAGAGCGTATCATCGCCATATATTGTTTTCTCGCAGAAGCAGGGTCAGGCATAGCACCTCCATATAATCCATATCCAGTCGCCTTACCTACTTGGTCTGCCAACATATCACCAGCAACAGCACCAGCAACACCACCAAGTGGTCCGCCAAGAGCATCACCAGCAAGACCAGCAACAGCAGGAATACCAGCGTGAATAAGAGCAGAAGCGGTTGTTTTACCTGCCTTCTCTAATCCTGATACAATATCTCTACCCAATTTAGGTGTAAAAGTTTTCTTTGCTCCTCTTTCTATTGTATGACCTAATTTCTTAAATGCTTTACCGATATTAAAACCTCTACCTTCCGTAGCACTCATTTCCATTTCAGCAGGAGTTAAAGCAATTCTAACACCTTTACTCTTTCTAAAACCTGTTAATAGTCGCTTCGCATTCGCAGGGTGCAACATCACAACAGCACTACCCTTATCACTCCCCATATGTGCGTAAGGGATATTCACACCTTTACCTGTCATTAGTTTCCTAATTTGAGGTTTTGTCAAATGTAGTTGATGCGGTATAAACTCACTCATTATATATTATTATAAAGAAAATAATTTCTTGCTAAATAATATTATTTTATCGTTAAATTATACGATAGAAATTAATTTATTAACAGGTATATAGGCGTATTCTTTTATTTCAGGTTTTCCTCTATCCCATCTACCACCTTCTCTAAATGTAATATCAATTAAATTATCTGCTGTATATTCCCAGTAATAAACCCCATCTGTAAAATTAAAGCAAAAGTATATTTTTGTTTCAGGATTTGTTTTTACCACACCACTCGCCCAGTCAAGTTTATTTTTTCCAACCATAGTTGTAGGATACTGATTTTTAGTGTTTCTTCTTGTTTTCAATTCAATATAGACATTACTGCCTAAATAGTCATAGGGGGTTGATTTCTTCGTCGTTCTTTCAACCTCACCGAACTTGTCGCAAAATACCTTTAACAACTCGTCCTCTGCTTTCATTCCAAGTGCATAATCCTTTTTAAATAAAGCAATATTCATTTATATAGTATTGTAAGAAAATAATATATAAATCTCCTAAATAAAAACTAACCTAATTTTTTTCTAAATCTAAAATATTTTTAATCTAAATTATTTAATCAATTCTCGCACCAGTAGCAATATCAATTGTCATACTCTTCTCAAACTCAACGAACACAAGGAGTGTGGTGGCAATAGCAGAAGCGTTTTGACCGATGATTTGGATAGAGCGACTGACACCTGCTTCGGCAGGGAGAATACGAGAGCAGTTGCCGTAGTAGTATCTGTATCCACGAGAAAACATTTCTTCACTAATAAGACCTGATGTAAGACCAGTAGTCAAGTTGCCGTTCAACTGATTAGAAGACATTAGTTCCTGTCTAAATTGTTCGTAGTCGTAAAGTTGATTATTCAAGAATAAATTGACACCACTTACCAAGATGTTAAAGTTAGTCAAAGTAATAGGGTCAGGAGTTCCACCAGTAGAAGCGAAAGGCGACATAAGGGGATTAAATTGATACACAGGAGCATACAAACGAACAGCGGATAAAGGAGATTGACCTGCTGTATAAGCGGTAGTTTGCTGTTGGAAAGTATTTTTGAAAATTGAAACTGATAGTTGGTATGTATCAACAGGAAGAGTTGAAGCACCATTACCTGATGCCTGACTTGCAACCATAAGAGGATTAGTAAGACCACCGATGACTTGAACGGAAGTAGCAGAATATGTAGCAGGAGTAATCACACCACTTGCACTCATAGTTCCACCAATAGTAGTAAATTGAGTGAGTGCTTGATTGGTGTTAAGGTAAAAGCGAATGGTAGAACCTTTAAGAAGAGGGCATTTCTCAAAGTATTCATTTAAATCCTTCAATCTCAATTTAGCAAATACTCTCCATACAACAGAACCTGCTTCGGTTTGAACCTTTGAACTTCTATAAACTTGACTGCAAGTGGAAAGAGGGTTAATTGCTTTTTGGGAACTATCTTGTGCGTCATAACCATACCAGGTCTGTCTTTTAAGCAAACCTTCATTAAAAGAATAAATACCTCCATCATAAGAAGAAGGATTTGTAGCACCATCAAAACGACCAGTAGCAGTAGATGCTAAATCACCAGCAGTTCCAGTAGAAGAATACGCATACCCACCACCAGCACCAACGGAAGCAGGAACATATACTCTTTGAATAGGAGCATCTCTGTTATTACTTAATCCATTACCATCAGTAGAATAACCTGCTGAATATTTCCAAGACCCAGCATTATCAGGATAGTATCCAAGAGAAGAACCCTCATTCAAAAGGTCGTCCTGTGAGAAAGAAGTATGTGCTTTGAAACTTCTAAACACATTTGTAAGCGGAGTTTGCTGAATAATATTTTGATTGTTAAACTCAACATTCATAGAGTTAATAATATTCCAAAATCCATTTTTAAACGCCCAAGAGTAATCACCGAGCGTAGTAGTAGTAGCATTATCCAAATTATCACCAGGATTAAGAGTATAAGGTAGAGATGCAGGATTAGTAGATGTAAGTTGAACTACAAGAGGTAAGACCATATACGCCTCACTCCAATTAATCCAACCACCAGCATTACTTAAAGGTGTGCTGTCAATAACAACCTGCGAAGAATAATTCTGTGAGTTATTATCATTCACATAAACCCACTTTTTAGATATGAACTCACTTTGGTCTATCGTAGAATTGACCGCTTCATCAAAGACAAGATTATCCATTTTATAAATTACAGGGAGAAAATAATTTATAAAATATTCCTAAATAATCTATCCAAAAAATCACATATTAAACGATATATACTTCTTTGGATTAGAAGATTTGATTTTTACACTTTCAAGAGTGTTCTTTTGATTAACTTTTCCTAAACTTTGGAAGGGGTGTCTAACTTCGGTTTTTTCATAGAACTCCTTTGTCAATCCATAACCCTTTGTAGATGTGTTTGTTGATAGAGCGTGAATACCACCATTCATACGCTTAATGCTAAATCCACCAGGTGTGTTTGTTCTGCCAATTACTCGCATTATATACAATATATAGAAAATAAATTACGCCATTTCATATTTATTCTTTGTTAATAGAGTGATTAGTGTATTTGGGTCTTGGAAGTAAGCAGGTCTGCCGAGTTGGTCCCTAAACTCTATACTGAATTGGGTGTAATTACCATCTTCTACTTTATTCCAACCAAGTTCGGCATTTGGTTTATACGATTGTAATGCTCCAAATGTGCTGTCAGTTGGTGTGAAACTAAAAATCAATTGGTTAGGAATGACTGCCTTATTATTTACTAAACTACAATATACAAGGAATGAACTATATGGTGTAATCTGTGGTGCTTTTGTAGATAGAATGCTCTGCGAACTTGCGTATGCTGGTGTCTGCACTTGTGCTGGTGGAACTCCTGTGATTGTTCCTGCTGGATATTGTCCTGGTTCATATCCAATCAAATCTCCAAATGCTCCTGGTGAAGGAATTACTAAATAGGGAAGAATTGAAGCAGTAGGTAGAACCCAAGTAGCACCTGCTGGTAAAGTCCAACTATTCGCAGTAGCGATTGCTGTGCTAATTAAATAACTATTAACTTGAACCGCATATCTTGCCTGATTAACAACCATTTCTAAAAGATACACATAATTACCTGCACTATCAAGTAGATAATGTTTATTCTGTATCATAATATACTGCATATATTCATTTATACCTGCTACTTGTAAAAAACTATCAGGAATAGTGATATTAACCTGTGTTCCGTCAATCCAAATATACGAAAACTTGTAATTGTTATAGTTTGTTGTAATATTGAAAGCACTAAAATACATAGCGAGTTCTTGGACTGCTATGAAATCGTCTTTGAATGTATAACCACCCTGTGGAAAGTTATAAATAAACTTTGAATTAAAAGTTCCCTGTGCCACATTAGAAGCGTTAAGAATAAGTGTCTTCATATTTATATATAATACAAATATAAAAAAATCTGCTAAACTTCAAAATAATTTAATTTTAAATAGACAATTCCATCAATAGATTAAGTCCTTCGTTTCTTGCTATACGACCATCGTTAATGAACTTAACTACTAAACCCTTTAATTCTTTTAAAACATCAGGACTATTATTACCTCCTAAATAATTACCTCTTAAAAGATTGAACCTATCTACTTCTGCTTTCTCTTCATCATCACCACTTCGTTTAAGTTTGAATGTGTCTATTAGTCCAGCACCTTTGCTAATTCTTTCAAAATGTCTTTGCTCGTGTGGGTGAAGTGAATTAAATTGTTTTTCATTTACTCTTCCTGTATTCATAACATCAATTACAAAATCTTTAAAGTCCTCACTTATCGTCATAGGTTTAATAGAAGGAATAGAACCCAAACTTGGATACTTTAAGTTTAACACATTCTTATCGGTCAGGTGAGGAATATGCATCACATATTTTCCAAATGTTCTATAAGTTGGTTGTTCTTCAACATCAATACCTTTTCCAACTATTTTCTTGATTGGTATGCGTTTGTGTATATATCCTGCTCCAACTGCTTTCTCAATTTTTGCTTCATATGGTTTTTCTGTTTTGGAATGCTTTTTCAATACTTTCATAACTTCCTCATCACTTGAACTATCGTCTGCGACTTCCTCTGCGACCTTCTTTAAGAACTTCTCATCTTCTTTAAAGTGTTTCTTTACTGCTTTCGCTGTTTTTGATTTCACACCAAATCCAACTGCTCCATCATTAGGGTCTTCGTAGTATTGGTGATTATCAATATTATAATATGGAGCGACACCTATTCTATTTCGCAATATTTCTCTCATTAAACCTATCAATCCTTCTGCTTTCTTATATAGTGTAATTCTTGATTTTCTTTCTCCACTATTCTCCTTTTCAATTGATGCTAATGATATGATTGTTCCATCTGTTGATTGCACCCTATCTAAACCAACTTTTGATAAAACCTGCTCTATCATATTATTCATACCCCTCCAATCCTGTCTTTTAATTAGTCCTTCAATATATTTTATATTTATGTTAAATCTCGCTTCATCATATGGTAATATTTCCATAGGTTCTTCATCTTCATCATCAACACCTATATTGACCTCTTGTGGTTCAATATCAGGGTCAGGTAATTCAGTATTAATGTCATTAGCGATACTTTCAAGAGGTTTGAGATTTACTTTTGTCATACCTGATAATCGGTTCGCTAAATCTGCTCCAATTTGATTGAATGCTAAATAACTTGCACCATCATCAATCGCTCTTTGTATTGCTATACTTGCTTCTCTTATCTCAACAGGAGATGGGATACTTGCTTTTGTAATTACTGCTTTAATTCTTTTAAATAGTCCTTGTCTTGTTTTAGCAGTCAAGTTGCCTGTATTGAGTTTTGTTTCTTCTGCTGGTGTGAGAGCGACTTGTAAAAAGTTTTGAATGGGAATTAAAATACTTGTTCCAATCTCACCTGACATAGGAGTTGTTTGGACTAAATCACCTAAACTTTGGAAAGCGTCTGCTTGTGGTAAAATCTGTTTTATTTCACTCAAAGATGCTATATCCATACCACCTGATTTATCAAAACTAAAACCATATGATACACCGAGTTCTTCAAAATAGTTTTGTAAATATCCTTGAAAGAAACTAACGCTCACGAGTTTAGGGTTAAACTTCTTTTGAATATCACTTTTAATATAAGGCAGACCTTGCACGAGTTCTATTAATTGTTTATTACCTTTCAATTCACTAACGATTTTAGACGCATCACCATAACTAAATCCTATATCCATAACTCCATCAATAGCATCTCTTTCTAACTTGATAGTATCTTTCAATATTTCGCTCTGCGATTTATATTCAGGTGGGACAGGAGGAGGAGCGTTTTTATCTTGATACTTACCTATACGCTCATCTAATATAGCGTTATTGTTGATTTCAACTTGTAAAAGTTCATCTGCTAAACTTCTCTTGGAAACTTCATCTTGCGTGGATTTGAAATTGCGTAGCAACATTATATTATACATTATAAAAAGAAAATAATTTATAATATTTTCAGGAAATATCAAATATTTCGTTGAAGTTTTTTCTAAATCTGTTCGCAGGGTCTGTATCCATATCTATTAATAGAAAATCCTGTTTATTAGCAGTTGCTGACTTATACATATCTGCTAATTGTGGTTTCTCTACTCCTAAACTATACTCGCTCATTATCCTATATAAATCCTTTAAAGATGACAATTGTTTAATAACAAGATAATTAAGATTTTGTCTAATAATTCTCGGCACACGATAATATGACTGCGAAATATAAATCAAACTACAATTTAGTTTTCTTGCTCTAATGAAGTATTGCTCTAATGCTGATTGGTTCTTTTCTAAAACCAAATCGTCCATTACGATAAGCGTTTGTTCGTCTTTATCAAATGTGTCTAAATCAGGTGCATTATCAATTCCTTCTAAAATCTGTAATCCTTGTTCTCCCATTTTATCCTCCATATAGTTATATAGCGGTTCATCTTTGTTTTTAGTGATTACAATTATATTTTGAAATGTATTACCCATATTGTATATAATATTTAGAAGTGTTTGAGTTTTTCCAGCACCACTATTTCCAACTATTAACATTCTAAATGGTAGTTTCAATCCGTGTTTGTCAAAATTAGGATTGTGTTGTTTTAGGAGATATTTTTTAGGCATTTCCTTATACCAATCTTTGAGTTCTGCTTGTGATGAAGATTTAGATGATTTCTTGCCTCTATCCATTTTATATATATTAAACAGAAAATAAAAGTTATGAAATAAAATTAATTTCTCAATAGTTTATATAAATAATGGCGACATATAATCCTCCAACAAATCTTGAACCGATTAATGTTTTCAATCCTGCTAATTTTATGAGGGCAGATACTAATTTGACACAGGCACAAGCGGATACAAGATATTTAAGATTTCCAATAGCACAGGGAACAGAGTATTTACAAAATGCGGAAGCAATCAATTTTGATGTGGGTGCTAATTTAACTTTGTCAGGAACAGATGGTGTTAATTATATTCAATTTCCAAATGGTTCTAAACAATATGTAGCATCGGTGAGTTCTAATTTACTACCTTTAAATAACACTTGGACTGGGACTAATTATTTTAATAATGCCACGCCTATAACTACTTCCGCTACTCAACCTGCATCAACCGATGCTTCAACAAAAATACCAACTACTGCTTGGGTTCAGGGTGCGATTTCAGGTTCTTCCGCTGTAAATCCTGTTTTACAATCTACTTCTATTTCTCCTTTACAGACAAACGCAATTGCTACTTGGCAAGTGGTAAGCACACCTGCTGGAACTCAAAATGTAGATTTATACACAATTGGTGGTGGTGGTAATTCAGGTGGTGATGCAACAAATCCTACTCTTGGTTGGAGTAAGGGTATTGGTGGTTGTGGTGGAGGTGGTGGTTTAGTGTTGAATAGTAGATTATCAACAGGACAGCAAAGCAACGCATTCGGTGTTTTAAATCAACCTCAATTTGTAGGTGGAACAACAGGTCAAG